AATAAGCTATTCTTTACTACATGAGTACAAAAACAGCCGAAAAATTATCACTTAGATGGGCACAGGGGGAGGTGTTCAACGCAAAAAACAGATTTAGAGTCCTAGTGGCTGGCAGAAGATTCGGAAAATCCTATTTATCCTGTATTGAACTGCTAAAAGCAGCAATAGACCGCCCTGGCGAAACATATTTCTACTGTGCCCCAACCTATCGCATGGCAAAAGATATAGCCTGGAAAGAAATAAAGAAACTTATCCCACGAGAATGGATCCAATCCAAAAACGAAACCGACCTCAAAATCGAACTAATAAATGGATCGCTAATCGAACTCAAAGGAACCGAAAACGCAACAACCCTGCGTGGCCGAAGCCTCGCTGGAGTAGTACTTGACGAAGCAGCCTTCATGGATTCCGATGTCTGGTTCCAAGTAATCAGACCAGCCCTCGCAGATAAACAAGGTTGGGCACTCTTTATATCCACACCAGATGGTACAGCATCATGGTTCTACGATTTATGGTGTTACGTTCCAGAAGATGATACAGGTGACTGGAAACGCTGGAGCTTCACAACAATAGACGGGGGTAATGTTCCAGAAGAAGAAGTCGAAGCAGCAAAGGCCCAATTAGATACCAGAACATTCAAGCAGGAGTTCGAGGCAAGTTTCGAGAATCTCACGGGTCTCGTTGCAGTCTCCTTTTCAGATTCCAACATTTCTACCGAAGCGGAGGACATATCTATCGCCCCACTTTTATTAGGAGTCGATTTTAACGTAGATCCACTTTGCGGAATCTGTGCAGTACGCTACCGAGACATCCTCTACGTCTTTGACGAAATAATTATGACAGGTGGTGCAACAACCTGGGACTTTGCAGAAGAAGTAACCCACCGATACGGGGTAGATAGAAGAATAATAGCTTGCCCCGACCCTACAGGTGCAGCCCGAAAAACATCAGGAGTTGGCTCAACGGACCACACTATCCTACGCAGAAGCGGTTTCACTGTATCTTCCCCAAAAGCACCCTGGAAAATAAGAGACAAAATTACATCAGTAAACACCGCACTATTTGATGCAGCAGGAGAAAGACGAACTTTAATCCACCCACGCTGTAAAGAATTGATAAAATCTCTCCGAACTTTAACTTACGCACCAAACACAGGTATGCCAAATAAAAACCTTGGAGTCGACCACGCATTTGACGCTTTCGGCTACCTTTGCCTCCAACAATTTAACCTTGCCAAACCAGAGACATTAGGCCAAACTTCGTTTAGAATATACTAAGAGTTTCCTTTTTCTACTATGTACCATTCCACTACAAAGAAAAAGAAGAAGAAAAAGAAGGGAGGTAAGAAACGTGGCGAATGTTCCTGTAAATAAAGCGTTGTACTCTAGGGTAAAGTCAGAAGCAAAGCGTAAATTCAAAGTTTATCCATCTGCTTACGCTAACGCATGGCTTGTACGAGAGTACAAAAAACGTGGTGGCACTTACAGAGTGGAGAAAAAACGTGGCAAGAAGTAGTGGTGGTCTAACCCGTTGGTTCAAGGAAAACTGGGTAGATGTCAAAACTGGCAAGCCTTGTGGCCGTCAAAAAGGCGAAAAGCGAGGCTATCCAGCTTGTCGACCCAAAAAACGTGTCTCAAGTAAGACACCTAAGACTGTCGGAGAGATGTCAGCAGCCGAAAAAGCACGATTTAAACGCGAAAAAACAAGCAGTAAGAAGATAACTTATCAACATAGACGTAAAAAGAAGAAAAAATAGCTGTGAAAGTTGCAGTTTCACGGTAATATAGTGCTATATAGTATATTTCGCAAAAATCATGGCATTTTTTCGTGGTGAAGAAGGCTCTGTATCATTTGATAACGGAACTGGAACAGTTGGAGCTATAGCTTCTACAACAGCTTGGACTTTAGATACAACAAAAGACACATTAGAAACTACTTCTCATGGTGCAACCTCAAGAAGTTTTGTTGGTAGCCTAATTTCTGGTTCTGGTACTGTTGATCTTCTTTACACAGCAACATCTGGAGATGATACTGCTGAAATTATTAGTGATGTATTAACAACAGAAGATGCTGGCGATGCTACATTCAACTTATTCTTAGATACATCAGGAAGTAAAAAATTAAGTTTTAACGCAATTATTACAGGAACTTCATTCAATTCTACTGTTGGTGATATTTCTACAGTATCAGTTAGTTTTATAACTAATGGTGCTATTACTTCTGCTCTCTAATGCCTAAAGGATCTTATTCGAGCAAACAACGTAAACTTGCTGCTGTTGCTCCACCACGGGATAAGATCACGACTGCTGATCTTAAAAAGCTACGTTCCAAGAAAAAGAGGAAGAAAAAATGAAAACTTTAACTCAAAGACAGGAAGATGCTTTAGCTAGACATAAAAAGAAGGGCACTCATACTAGAAAGCACATGGAAGAGATGAAAAAGTTAATGTTAAGAGGTAAAACTTTTACCGAAGCCCATAAAATGACAATGAAGAAGGTGGGAAAATAATGCCACGCAAAAAGGGAGTCAGTTTATCCGTAGGAAGAGGCGAAAAGTCTAAGAAGGGAGGACTGACTGCAAAAGGCAGAGCTAAATATAATCGTGCAACAGGCAGCAACTTACAAGCACCTGTTACTGAAAAGAATCCAACAGGAAAAAGAGCAGCAAGAAGAAAATCGTTTTGTGCCCGTATGAAAGGTATGCCTGGTCCACTAAAAGATAAAAAAGGCCGACCAACCCGAAAAGCGTTAGCATTAAAAAGATGGAGGTGTTAAATGACTTACGCTGTACCTGGACCAATTAGAACCAACATAATCTCATCTACTTCTGTAGGTGGGATAGACAGTCCTTTTACTCGCACGAGGGCTGTCCTAGACATGATGAAAGGTTGGGAAATAATGAAAGCTGTAACCGAAGGAACAGATTACCTCCGAACAAATAGCGAAACATTCCTACCACTAGAGCCAAGAGAAGATTACGATGCCTACCTAGCTAGAGTAAATCGTGCTGTATTTTCCCCATTCACCCAAAGATTAATCCGAGCAGCCACAGGTCTTGTATTAAGAAAACCAATAACACTCAATGGTGATCCTTACTGGACCGAAATGTTCAAGATGGATGTAGATGGCAGAAAGTCAGATTTAGACGAATATGCTAGAAGATTACTGATGTGTTCTCTTACATACGGCCAGAGTCACATTCTTGTAGATTATCCTGCACCATCAGGAGCAGTAAGTCTCGCAGAAGAACGTCAACAGAACCGCAGACCTTACTGGATCGAAGTCGACCCAAATAATCTTTATGGTTGGAGACTAGATAGAGAATCAAACTATGGAAACTTAATACAAGTAAGAATCGGTGAAAAAGCTGTACTCCCAGACGGACAGTTCGGAGAAAAAGTATTCGATCAAATAAGAGTAATCGAACCAGGAAGTTACAAAGTATTTCGCAAAAAAGAGCAGATAGAAGAAATGTATGACGTATCAGATGGAAGTTCTGCTGGTAGTTTTGAAGCTGGATCATCTGATAAAGACTACAAACAGGTTGAGTCTGGTGATTTTTCTCTTGGAGAAATACCTTTAGTCACAATTTATTCGGGAAAAACAGATAATTTAGTCAGCAAACCTCCTTTACTCGATATTGCATACTTAAATCTTGCACATTTTCAAAGACAGGCTGATTTAATACATAGTTTGCACGTTGCATCTCAACCTATGCTTGTAATGGAAGGTTATGACGATCAGACAAAAGACCTTGCTATATCTGTGAATTATGCGATGGCAACTCAACCAGGTAACAAAATATACTATGTAGAACCAGCTTCCAGTGCTTTTGATGCACAATCAGCAGAAATAAAAGAGCTACAAATGCAGATGGCAACACTCGGAATTAGTACATTATCACAACAGAAGTTTGTTGCAGAATCAGCAGATGCTCGCAGACTAGATCGTGTAGATACTAATTCTATGCTTGCAATGGTTTCTATGGAACTAGAGCAAAAACTACAAAAAGCCTTCAATCTCTCAGCCGAATATGTTGGAATCGAACCACCAGAAGTAAAAATCAGCAGAGATTTTGATATTGAAAGATTAATTGGTCAAGATATTACAGCCTTAACATCTTTATTCGATCAACAAGTCATTGATAGAGAGGAATTTAGAGATATTTTAGTTCAAGGTGAAGTATTACCATCAGCAAATGAGGCCAAACCCGAATAGTTTGATACAATAGTAGATAAGTACACACATTCTCATGGCTGGATCTCTTGATAAAGTTCTGCAATCTGACGGAACGTACAAATGGGAAGTAACAGAGTTAAAACCTAGAACACAGGAAACTACTGAAGTTACTCCCGAACCCAAAGCAACTAAGAAAAAAGTTACTAAAAAGAAAACAACTAACCCACTATCTGAATAATTAATGGCAATCGAAGAAAAAGTCATTCAGCCTGATTCCGTGAATCCTCCTGAACAGCCCGTGGCTGACACTCCTTCACAACCACAAGCACCTGATCTCAGTTCTGTAAAAGCAGAATATGAGGCAAAATTAGCTGCTGCCCGTAAGGAAGCTGCTGAAGCCGAGGAAAAATTCAAAGGCATCAAGGGAAAACTGGATGATGTCTATAAACAGAAAGAGGAAAAACGAACCAAAGACTTAGAAGAACAGGGTCAATGGAAAACTTTGTGGGAAGAAGCTAACAAAACAGCCCAAGATAAAGAGCAGCAGATATTATCTTTGTCTCAGCAGCTTGAGGATATGAAAAATTCTCACGAAGTAGCTTCCACAAAAACAGCAGCCCTCGCAGCTATCAGTAATCTTGGAGCGATAAATGCAGAACAAACTTTATCATTGTTACAAAATAAGTTACAAAAGAACGCTAACGGAGAAGTTGTTGTTCTCAATGGTGGAGTAGAACAAAATTTAAATACCTATCTCAGTAGTCTCAAAAACCCTGGAAGTGGTTGGGAACATCATTTCAAGCCAAGTTCAGCAGCAGGAATGGGTGCTAGACCTAGCCCCGTAGCAAATGCTGGTGGAGGTCAGGTAAACCCTTGGAAAACGGGCAATCTCACACAACAAATGCTACTATTAGAACAAGATCCGCAGCTTGCAGCAGTGCTCAAGCAAGAGGCTCAAAAATAGTTAGTTTCTGTGAAACTAATCCCCTCGTCTGTGACTAGGGTATCGCAAAAGTAACAAGGTAATCTGAATGGCTGCTCCGTTTCAGAATTATTCTGGCGGTGTCCTATTAGCGGACATCGTTAAGAGAAATAATCTCAGCACATATGTTTCCGAAGCTATCAAGGAACGTAGTGCATTTATCAAATCTGGTGCTGTTGTAAGAAACTCACTTCTTGACGCAACAGAAGGTGGAACAAGAATACAAGTTCCAGAATTTAACCCAATCGCTCCAACTGAAGAAATTTTAGATGGTACAGCAACATGGGGTACAAGTAACAATGGTTATTTGACACCACAAAAGATTGGTACAGGAACACAGATCGCAACTATCTGTCATAGAGGTTTTGCGTATGCTGTTGATGACGTAGCTGTATTGGCTGCTGGTGAAGATCCAATGGGTCACATCAGAAACCAGATTGCAGATGCTATCAATAAGCTAAACTCTGCAAGACTATTTAGTTTGCTAGATGGTTTATTTGGATCTACTTTTGGACCATTAGGTGCAAACGCACTTGACCTAAGTAAAGGTACTGCTTCTGGTGCTGGCACTGATAACTTCTTAACAGCAGCTACAGTTGCAAGAGCAAGAAACCTTCTTGGAGAAAGAGGAGAAGAGCTAGATACTCTAGTAATTCACCCATCTGTTGCTTACTATCTATATCAGGTTGGTATGTTGACATTCTCTAGTGATTCTCTAACTTCTGGTGGTGCTGTCCAATGGGGTGGCGGTGGTGTTGGTGTAACTGACAGATCAATCGGTCAGTTCGCTGGTATGAATGTTGTTATTGACTCTCAAGTTAATACAGTTCACCCTGGTACAACAGGTCATCAAAAAGAGTTCCGTTGCTACTTAATTAAGTCAGGAACAATTCTTGAAGGTGAGCAATCTCCTCTAGGTATTGAATCAGATAGAAACATCTTATCTAAGCAAGATGTAATGTCAGTTGATTACCACAGTGCTTATCACGTTATGGGAACTAAGTGGACATCTGCTACTGACAACCCAACTAACGCACAGTTAGCTAACGATAACAACTGGGGAATCACATACGATGCTGATTTAATTCCTATAGTTGAACTAATCGTTAACTCACCACTTGATACAACTACTAATCCTTAATATCATTAAAGTGTGGTCATCAAAAACTCCATCAATTATTGGTGGGGTTTTTTCTTTACGCTACAATAAAACTAAATTACTTTATTAATCGTGGCAGCTACCATAAATGCAACAATAAAAGGAGAAAATGCTAATAGCTACGTTACTTTGTCTGAAGCTAACGACTATTTTGATACCTCCCCAGATTCTTCTACTTGGACAAATAAAACAGACGATCAAAAGAAAAGATCATTAATATCTGCTGCTAGATGGATTGATACTTTGGTTTTTTATGGGGATAGATGTGATGATGGACAGGCATTAAAGTTTCCGAGAAATAATTATCAAGTAGATGGTGTTGAATTAGCTTGTTCTAAAATCCCTAATGGTATCAAGTATGCACAATATGAATTAGCCAGAGCATTAGCAAATGATACAGATGCCGTTACAGGAACTACTGGTAAAGATGGAAACTTTGAAGAAGTAAAACTAGGAGATATTCAAGTTAAGTACAACACTGCAAGTCAGGGAACTGGATCTATAAATAATATTCTAGATGTTTACCCATGGCTACAAAGTTATCTTGGAGCGTATATGCTAGGCGGTGCTGGCAGTTTCCAACTACGGGCGGTTAGAGGATAATGGCAGGACAACTAGACACAGCACTAAAACAAATTGCAAAACAGGTGGTGTCTCAACTAGGAGACTCATTAGACACAACTATTATCTACACTAGAAAATCATCTACATCGTACAACACATCTACTGGTGCAGTAACTACCAGTGACACCAGCTACACAATAAAAGTTCCCGTTGAATTTATACAATCCAGCGAAGAAACAGGATTCCAAGAGAATATAGCTAGAATTTACATAACACCTGATCTCATAGGAGACAGCCAACCCTTACTATCAGACGAAATAACCCTTACATTTTCTGGGTCGACCAGAGTTGCGAAGATTACAGATGTAAGAACTTTGCGTGGCGGTCAGGAGTATTTATTCAGAGTTGACGTTATTTTCTAATGACTTTAGTAAACACACGAGCAGCATTTGAAACAGCAATCAAAAACGCAGTAACTACTGCTGACAACACAGTGACAGTTGTTTTCGATAATATGCCTTTTACAACTCCAGGAAAAACTAAAAAATATGTAATGGTAAGCCTTGATTTTACACAATCAACTACACAAGCTCAAGGTGCAGCACAGGATTATTATGCTGGATCTATAAGATGCGGAATTATGACACCACCAAATAAAGGAAGTGCCGTTGCATCTGCCATAGCCGAATCAGTTATTGATGGATTGACCTCCGTAAATGCACCTGGATATTCCGACACGTTTTCGGTAACTCCAAGGGTTTCTGAGATAGAAGGTCCAACTTCTGTTACTGTAGAAGGAGATAGTCATTTTCTATCAGTTGTAAGCTGTCTATTTACTGCCAATGCCTAAACCAATTACAAAATTAACCGAAGATATTGAAAAGCAGCTTGTAAAAGGAAAGAAAGAACTAGCAAAAACTATTGTAAAGACACTGACTGAAGAAGGTCCTTGGTGGACAGGAACATTCGGAGAGAACTGGGTCGTATCTAAAAATCCAGTACAACCCACAAGAAAAAGAATACCAGAAACATCTTTTGATGAAATACCTGACGCTCAAGGCAGAAAAGTTAAGACTAATGCACGAGTTCCTACATCTCCTTTACAACAAGACTTGTATGTAGGGAACAGAGCTAAATACGCTGGTTTTGCTATAAATGCCCCAGGTCAAAAATTACCCAATAAAAGAGGAGACCTTGTTACATACGCAGAGCATGGAAGAGAGCATACACTTACGGCTAGAAAAGGTCCAAATTGGTACAATATTTACACAAAAGGCAACTTTATAAAGTTTGATATTTCTAAAGCATTTAAAAAGGTTGGTTTTAAGTAATAAAGTAGTAGTATAATAAGTAAATACACTATTTAATTTGTATGCCAACAGATAGAGCAATCGACAAGCTAAAGAAAGCATTTAGCATAAACAGCAAAAGCAGTTACCCAATTTACAAAAACGGAGAACTAATTTTAAAGGTGTATTGGTCGCCCTTAACTATTGCAGATAGAGACACCATAAATGCTACTTTAGCAGCATCTAATAGAGGTCAAGAAGAGGGAAATTTAGACTTTGCTTTGCAAGTGGTAATAAGTAAAGCTGAAGATGAAAATGGTCAAAAGCTATTTGTTGAAGCTGACAAACCTAGTCTAAGAAGAGAGATACCTTTGGCAGTCTTGTTAGAGCTTATGACAAAGATGCAAGAGTTGGGTGAGGAGGCTACCCT